AGTTGAAATCAATTGTAGTAACATATAATTTAATTTATTATAAAAATCTGCATATATATAAATTTTATATATGCAGATTAAATCGTTAATGGGTTAGTTTATTTTTTAAATTAATTAAGTGATAATAAATCGTTAACCCTTTAACAGTTTAACCTGCATATATACAGGTTAAACATTTTATGAATTTACGTATCATTACCTCTCATGACACCATAAATGGATTTAAATTTTTTATAAAACACTGAAAACGTTAAAGGGTTAATTAAAATATAAGCATGTAAAAGAAATTAACTAAATATCCAATGAAATTGTATTTTTATCGCTTTTTTGTCTTCGTCTTCCACTTCTTTTAGGGGCATCTGTTGATTGTATATCTCTTAATGAATTTGCGCTAATAATTGATTCGCCATCTGGGTCATTTTGCAAGTTATAATCAGATGGGTGTGATTGTTGTGGCGGTTTTATTTTTAATCCAGACAATAAATCATTAATATCTCCTTGTGGTCCTCTCATTTCTTGCCTAGGTGGTGCATTTGATATAGGTGTTCTATCTTGTTGAACAAAATTTACTTGATTATTGGTAATATCGATACCTTTTTCACGAAACATAGTTCCACGACTAGCTGAAATATCCGGTCTATTTGCAGGAGATGGTGTGAATTGCATATTTCTTTGAGAAACAGAAGATGGTGGTTGATTTTTAGTTTGAATAGCGGGAGGAGGAGGACCAAATGAATTATTTATTTTTGGTGGTCCTGTATTGTTTAAAACGTTGTTCATAAACGATGAAGATGTATTTTGATTTTGATTATTCAATGTCTGAACAGTAGCATTAGTAAACATTTTCATCAATTCAGGGGACTGTTTAATAATATCATTAAACCCAGGTGTACTAGTAGATAGAGCTTTGTTTGTAATATTCACAACTGCTGCTGAAAACCCAATGCGTAATAAAAGCGACAATTCAGGTGATAATTTGCCACCTTTATACTTATGATGTAGTTCGGTAAATATTTCGTCATATGAATCTATATCTTCACTCACTTGTTCGCCCCATCCATCCAAATTTAACCCAAATGGATCGAATACTGTATTTGCGTATTCAATTGAATTTACAAAAGTCATAAACCACCATTGTTGTAATTTAATACTATCCTTTGTTTTCTTATCTTCTAAACATGCCTCATATTCATCTTCAATTTCGGAATAATTTGAATCCATTGTAAAATGAGAAGATTGTTTGATTAAACCCTTTTCGTACCATTCATCAAGTTTTTTAATCATCAATCTTTTTTTTTTTCGTTTTTCATGGTCAGTCATTCTTAAAGAACTACTTAAGGCAAAATCAGTAGGTATATCGTTGATTTTTCCGTATCCATCATATGTTTTTGTATTTTCATTTATAGAAGAAGCAGTTGCTTTACCAACATTTGAATCGTTTTTATTATCAGTAAATCCGAATAAATTACCTATATTGTTCATTTTTTTTGTAGTAGATGTAATAAAATCGTCCCCTCCTTCATTTGAAAAAGAACCTACACTTATATTGCCTTTTCCTTCATTATCACTTCCAAATTTAACCGACTTGGAGAGATCATTTAATTCTTCTTCAAGGGTATTTAAATCATCGATATTGAAGTTAGTTGTAGCAGACCCTTTCTTTTTCTCATTGTTCATTAATAGTTCTATTCCTGGTCCAAAACTAGGATTTATTGAACTGGATTGCGTATTATTATCTGACATATTTATTGTAATCGGATCTAAATTATCGATTCCTAAATCTATAATTTCCATTTGTTAATGTATATAAAATAAATTAATTATAAATTAAATACATTAATTAATCTTTATATATGAACGAATTTATATAAAGATTTTTTTGTAAAAAATATAAGAATGAAAATTGTTATTGACGATCGTGAAACAACTCTATATGAAAAATGTCAACAGGTACATAAACAAATTTATACAAATGAGAGTATAAAAGTATCACACACTACACTTTTTATAGGCGATATTTTTATTCTTACTGATGAAAATAGACATGTAGCTGTTATTGAAAGAAAAACTTTGTCAGATTTATTATCAAGTGTAAAAGATGGGCGATACATAGAACAAAGTCATCGTTTAATACATTCGACTGGAATTCATCCACATAATATTATATATTTAATTGAAGGTGGTATATTTTCATTAGGTATTGAAGAACGAAATTTAGTTTATTCTATAATTACTTCTTTAAATCATTTTAAGGGAATAACAGTGATTAAAACTTCAAATGTAACCGAAAGCGCAGAGTTTATTCTTTCATTTACCAATAAAATATCACGTAATTTAATAAAAAAACAGTATCCAAAATATTGGTCATCTATGATAGGAAACCCCAATGATGAAAATATATTTATCAAAAAGGAAATACCTCAAGAAAATCGTATCGAGACAACCAAATACGAAATAAATCATTTAATTCCTACCGATTTACAATTAGATTTAAAAGAAAAGCATGATTCTCATAAGGATCCAATAAATAATATAGAGGTTGAAGAAAAAGAAGAAAATAACCATATTTCAATCCCAACTACAGAACCAACAGATCACTCATATGTAAATGTTGTAAAAAAAGCGAAAAAAGAAAATTTGACACCTACTAATATAGGTTCTGTATTTCTTTCTCAAATACCTCTTATTAGTTCGATAACTGCGCAGGCTATAATGAAAGAATACAATAATTCTTTAATTGATTTAATTAAAAATATTGAAATAAACCCTAATTGTTTGGAAGGAATTTATACGGAAAAAAATGGTAAAAAACGTAAACTCGGTGCAAATGTTATTAAAAATATACGATTATATTTATGTGGCAATCGTATTGTATCTGACACATAAAAAATTGACCATTTTTTTATAAAATTTATAAGCTGATAGTAATATATTATGTTTTTATTAGTAACTAATTTGGTAACACTTTTAACCATTAATAAACAATCTATGACAACAATTATAAAGAAACAAAAATCGATACCAATTGTAGACACTTACACTGAAGATTTTTTGAAACAACGGTTTAATACATATAAGGTGTCTTATCAACTTGAATCAGAATTGATTAATAAGGGTATATCTATACGACACCAAAATCCACCTGAGGATATGACTGAAAATATAGTGAAGTTTATTATTCGTAATTATGACAATGATCCATATTGTGTTTGGTGTAAAGGTATAGATAAAAAATATGGTCTTGTAGGGGATTTATATTCCCCCAAATATGATAAAACTATGCCAATAGAGGTGAAGGCGTTTACATCGATTGGTCCAACTCAATTTGGACCAAATAAAAAATTTAGTATTTTGTATTTTTTAGACATGCGTAACTTATTTAATAATAGAATTACTTTGTGGAAGGTAAATCTGAATGATGATTCGCCTGAATTTCAAAATATAAAAGTAAATAAAAAAGAAACAATAAAAGAACAACAGTTAAAAGGAAGACGACCACGTATTGGTTGGGAAAAAATATACAATCAAATACCTGAACATTGTAAAGTAATCTATGATGGTACATTTAATTCAATATTTACATCTTAATCCTTATTCGATTCAAGTATTTTTACAAAATATTAAATATTATATCTTATACATAATATTTGAAAGCATATAATGTCATTTTAATAAAGACAAATGTATTTTAAAAGAAATGTTTATCAACGAATCCGTCGGTTGTGACGAATAAGGGTTAACTTTTATCTATTTTTACATACACCAATATAAAAACATAAAAAATACAACAAATATCCTGTATTTTTTTATTTGATTTAATCTGAATGTATATCCAACCCGAATGTATATCCAACCCGAATGTATATCCAACCCGAATGTATATCCCTTTTACTATTTTACAATAAGTATACAATAATATTTGGTTACAAATATTTTATATTTTATAAAATATTTGATTATTTGTAAAAATCCTCATACGACTAAGAATTAAATATCATGATGAATGACAAATAATTCAATTTTTTCATGTAATTAGTTCAATTAATCTATTAGCAATTAAAGATACTATTGGAAGGGAAACCGCATTTCCAGCTAAACTATATAACTTACTCATTGAAAGACGTTCTGGTAATTGATAATCTTTTGGAAACCCTTGTAAATTAAAACATTCTCTAGGGGTTAATTTACGAATTTTTCCAGTAGCATCTTCTAAAATTATAGGTACATTATGTCCACCACTTCCCATATTTGCAGTCAATGTAGGACAAACCCCGTTTTTATTTTCACGTACATAATAACGTCTGTATTGATAAACAGTGTTTGTTGACACCGGTTTCTTTATGTTTTTTATTAATTCGTTATAAATAATGGTTGAATTGCTATAATAATATTTTTTATCAAACGATATTTCAGGGGTAGTTTCGAGAAATTCGACAATTGGGCGATTTTCTATTTCTGGAAAATTAAAATCGAATTTTTCATAAAGATCCACATCTTTAAAACATACTATATATATTCGTTCTCTGTTTTGAGGAACTCCGGTTATCTTGCATGTATTTAATATAGAATATTTTACATGATATTTTAGTTTTTGTAAACTTTCAATAATTGTTTTAAACGTATTTCCTTTATCGTGACTTTGTAAATTTTTCACATTTTCCAAAATCACTATTTCAGGTGAATGTGTTTTTAATATTGATATTATTTTCCAAAATACGTTGCTCCGTTCATCCCCAAATCCTTTTTGATTTCCAGCAATACTAAATGGTTGACAAGGAAATCCTGCTGTTAAAATATTTGGTTTTGGTATATCTATATCATTAATTTCAATTAAATCACGTTTTGTTAAACTTACTTCATTCTCTATATTGTTAACATTGAAAATTGTTTCGGAACTGTCAATCATATCATTAGCAAAAACTGTTTTTACTTTTTTTGTTAGATGAAAAGCATACGAAAATGCTCCTGTTCCAGCAAATAAATCGACTAATGTTAATTGTGAAGTGTTAGTTGAAATATCGTCGGTTTGTAATTGTCTGTATATGGGGTCAGAAGGAATGGTTGGTTGACTTGATTGGGTTGTTTGTTGGATTAATTTAATCAATTCATTTTTTGTCTTAGATTTACATTTGATTATACCATTTTCTTTGCATTTTAATAATAAATCCGATTTGGAAAGTGTATTTAAATTCATTTTATCAATTATTATTATATTAATATCTTATTTTCATATTATTACGTTCAATTTTTATTTATACTTTAAATTATTGTTGACGATCAACCATTCTAACAGAAGGATCATTCGGTAAACATTTCTTTCAAATTACATATTTATTAGAAAATATTATAGATTGTTTGTTGATTTATAAAATCCTATAAATAAAGGTTAAAATGTGTTTTCTATCATCTCTACTCCCTCTCTTCTGTCAAAATATCTAAATGTTACATCGCGGTTGATAGTATAAAATGAAAGAAAGGTGTGTTTCCTTTAATCAGATTTTCGATAGAATGATAATACAAATCAACAATATTAATTTTATTATATATTAAATATAGCCAATATATTATAATAAATAATAAAATAACAATAATATTATTTATACTAGGTGTAAATGACGTATATGATAATAACCATATGGGTATTATCTTTGTAAAAAATATTACAATAAAATACAATATAATAATAATAAATTCGACGTTTTTAATATAAATTACAATAAATCCGACAATATTTTCAACGAGCGCAATAATAATAAGAATTATTGGATTACAATTTCGAATAAAAAAGTACAAGTATGTATTTGTTAAATGCTTATTGTAGAACCAAAATAAAACAAGATAAATTAATGCCCATGTAAAAATCCAATATGAAAAATAATAATCCCATCTATGATATTTAATTTGACTATTCATCTTATACACTATTATTTATTATTATAGAAATGAAACAATCCATTCTTTCATTGATTTTAGGGTTCTATCATTTTCATAAATATACATCTTTTCGTTTTTAATTAAATAAATAGTAGGGTACCCACTAATAGAAATATCTTTTACATTTGTTATTTCTTTAAGGATATTTTTTGCTTCGTCTATATTCTCTTGTCTAAAATCGGCATCATATAGTTGAGATGGATAATCATTACGGAGTTCGTTTACCAAATCTTTCCAAATGTCTTTTATTGCAATACAAAATCCACATCCTTCCATCCAAAATTTACCATATATGATTTTTTTATTGAGATTAGGTTTATTAAGTTTATCTCTAAAAACATTGTATTTTTCGTTTGAATTAAATAGTAATATATCTTCATTCACTTTTTCCCAATCAGTCCAATTATTATTTTTGTTAAAAGATTCAGTAGCATTCGGTTTCACAAAATAATAGGGTGTTAATTTACGATTATTTACTGTCTTATTGTGACTTTTAGTTGCAATTTTTCCACCAATGATATTTTTGCGAGTTCTTTTATAACTGTAATAGTTGTGTTTCTTCTTCGTAGGGGTGAAATGTTTGGATTTTGCAGATTTTTTAATATGTTTAGTTTGGAAACGTTTTTTCATAATATTTCGTATTAACTTTCCAAGTTCTTTGAATAATATATATAATATTTATAGACATTATTTCAACATTTATTATGATTAAAATTATCAAAAAAAGAACAATATTTGTTTTATTTTTGTTATTGATATTTATATCTGGATTCTTTGTTTTACTAAATGGCGATATTTTTATTAAAGATGTAGGAACGAATGAGATACAATTTTTTAAAGAAATAGGGGAAGGTTTTGACGCATCATCAAAATATAATAAAACATGCCCTGATTTTTTAATAAAAGGGGATGGTAAAATATTATTATATAATAGTAATCAGCCTAGGAAGGATGGTATAAATCCAATAGAATTTAAAGACCTTGATGAATATTCTAATTATTTAGACAAACAATACCAAAATGGAGTAATTTGTCCAGTTCTTTTTTTACAAAAAGAATCTGACGCACAAAGTAAAGATGTGTACCGAATTAGACAAACACCCTTTTATATTGAAGGTGGACTTCCATCCCTTCCAATAGAAGTACATGATAATAGTATTCCTATTAAAACACTTGATGCCAGTCGTCAAAATGGCTATAATATAGGAACATATCAAGGGTTCGATCCTTATAATTTTAATAATGGTCGTTATTCTGATTTAGATGTTATCCATGATTCTACTCAAAAAACGCCGGGAGGATCAGTTAATCCAGCAGATCCAAATTGGATGGGTGTTATTGCAACCCAATCAGCAGTAGATAATGGTATGTTTAAAGAGAATGAAGTTGGGAAAGTAATATATCCGAAGTTAATACCTACTACTCAATAATTGTTTGTAAATTATGCTATCGACAACTGCAATTAACCCTTGTTCAATTCAGTGTTTTATAAATATTAAATATTATATGTTATATAATATTTGAAACCAACTATGGTGTTAACCCTTATTCGATTCAAGTATTTTTACAAAATATTATATACATAATATTTGAAAGCATATATAATCTCGTTTTAATAAAGACAAATATATTTTAAAAGAAATGTTTACCGACGAATAAGGGTTAACATAATAAACATAGGTGTATTTAAAAAATAAATATCCACCTTACGGATCTGTCGATTGGAACGAATAAGCGTGTAATGTAATCATAAATATATATTATATATATGATTTTTTATTCGATTTTTATATGATTTTTGATGAAAGTTATACTACTGGTTGAGAAGACTCAACCAGTACAGGAATCTTCTTAATAAAATGATGCTTCATATATCTTTGGAGATTAAAATAGGTAAGAACATCATCCTTGGTCAACTTCAGTAACTTGGAAAGCTTTTCATCTGCATTAATTTGTCGCCCGTTAGACAAGTCCTTCAGGTTATTGGTCTTAATATAAGAATTAATTAGATTAGTAACAGCAGTTCTTGCCAATTCGGTACCAACTTCTTTACCAAGAAAGGTTGCCAACTCGTCACTAATAAGGGTAGGTCGAATAAATCCAGATGGTTGTCTATTTCCCGAACGCTTTTGCTTTTTAGTAGTAGCCTTGCTATTTGCCTTTAGTACCTTACTAATCGCCTTTTCTAACAAACGACGCTTAATTCTTCTCTGTTGCTGAATAGCAATTTCTTGTTGATCAAGCGCAGCCAATTCAGTAAGAAGTACCAAAATACAATTATCTGAAACAACAGGAGATGAAACAACGGTTTCTACCGCCACACTACTTGGTTCTACTACAGAAGGTACCTCCTTCTCGGTACTTTTCATATTCAAAGGAGGAACAACTGTTTCACTAGTTGGTACAACCGAGTCAGTCATAACAAGCTCTTCCTTCTTTGGCTTTTTCGTCTTTTTTGATGAAGAAGATACAACATCTACCTTTGTTTCAACAGAGGCAACTACCTTAATTGGATCAACTGGAGTAACTACCTTCGATGATAAATCGTCACTATTTGGCATAGCATTTTTAGATGACTTAGAAGGTGTCTTTACCATTTTATATAAAAGTATAATATCTAATATATATTTTATTTATACTCTTTAACGCACATTACACTGTATCGCTACTTAAAGAATAATAGATTACATTTAATCTTTCCTAAAGAACTTTTAACATTCGAATAATTTATCAGTCGACCGTGAAAAAATTATTCATACTTTATCTAATTATAATATTATATATAGGTATATACATGTTATAAAACAACAATTAGATAATAATAAGTGAAAGGAGGATAACAGAAGGATGTATTCATTCTCTATGAAATAAATATGGGTTAAATTACCATCGTATATGTCTTCCATTATATGTTTCTAAAAGATCAAATAAATAACCATATTGTATTCGTGAGTTTAAACTAACAACGGTTAAAGCAGTTAAAACATGTAAACAACCTATTTTTCTATATTCTATATCTAAAGAAGTCATTATAATATTTTCAATAACATCCAAACACCCTCTACATATTTCATCATCAGTTATTTGGTCATATGGTTTTCGAAAAATAGCGGATGATTGTAAAAAAGGATCTCCTAAAGGACAAATTTTATTTTTAATATTACTCGGTATTTCTGCACGGAATGTCCATAGTTCACGTAACTGTGAATAAAAAAGGTAATATTTGCGTTTATTCAATTCAGAAAACCATGTTGAATCTGTATAATTTCCCAATTGGTCAATATACATGAATAATTCATTAATCCTTGTATTTAATGGTTGTTGTTTAAATATTCTCATTTTATTCCTCATATTTTCTAATTCGTTTGTTTGATCGATTTCGTTTGTATTAGTATCACTTATAACAATTGGTTCTAATTGAATATTTCTTATTATATATGTTTCTATGTCAAATCCGTCAACATCAATAGGACGGATAGTTTCTATATCTATATTTTGACCTATAACTGAATTTAATATATTATTTA